AAAGTTCTCATACCAAGATCTTCTTGACCAAAACGATAATATGATTTTTTGGCTATCTCTTTTCTGTATTGTTCTAACGTCATTATTATTCCTTTAGTTGTGTATAATTATTTGATATATATCAAAATAGTATTGACTTCAAGCATTAATTAAATTATACACTGTGGGAAAACAACTATGAATGAAGCATTAGCAAACAAGATACGACAAGCCATGAATGGTGGATTGGGTTACGATCATTTATCTCCATCATCTCTGGGTATTCCTTTGCCAAAATTTTTTATTAACTATGTAAAATTTACTCAAGAACAAAGACGATTGCAGTTAGCAAGTTACAAAGCTCATTACGGAAATGCGTGTAACAATCCAGTTCAAAAAGTGATGTGCAAATATATTTTTGAGTCAGGTAAAAAGTTTACACCAAAGAAAAAAACTTTAGATGAAAATATAAAAGATGAATTAGATATTATTAACAAGAAGTACCCACCAAGAGATGAACGAGATAAAAAGTGCAGGAAAGAAATGGAGCAGTACATCAAACCCACAGCAGAAAATATTATGAAAGGAGTGAAAGAAGTATTTGGAAATGATGAGATCATGGCAGAACGTTATGTTTATACTAATCCAAAAGGTTTAATTTTTGATATTTTAGGTCGGGTAGATGGAGAAAGTTTAAATAAATTAATTGAAGTTAAAACTAAACCGATTAATTTTAGGATAACTAAAAAAGGTTTATCGGCATACAAACAAAAATTACCTGAGACAGAACCTGATGAACCTCATTTAAAACAAACAGCTTTTTATTATAAAGCTACTGGTAAAACAGCTTACATTCTTTATGCTAACCATGAAGAGTATAAAATATTTAAACCTGAGATACCTCAGTTAGAATATTATTATGAACAATTAATTAATAAAGCATTCATTATACAAAACCTGTTAGAAATAACAGAAGCAGATATGAATAAGATAAGTCAGTTGGTAGAACCACCTGACTTCAAGAGCTTCTATTACTCGGATATTACTCCGAGCCAGTTAGAAGAAATAAAAAAAGTGTGGAGGATGTAGGATGTTTTTATATATCCTTTTTTGTTTACGTTCTATGTTCTCCACTCCAAAACAACATGGATGAACGAACCATAAGGAGGGTTATGCACCAGAGAAGAAAGGATCAACACAGCGTAGATGTGTTTGAATTAAAACATGAACTAATAAAACAAACTAAACTGACAAAGTTTTTTAGAATAGTGAACTGGACTTTAATGGGTCTGATGTTAGCAACCTTTGTCACCATCTTGGTCGTGTTAGAAAACCAAAGAGTAACAGTAGGAGAAAAAGCATTAACAATACTACAAGAGAAAGGAGTAGTTGAAAATGAGAGATAAAATAAAACAAGTGATGGCTTTATGCAGAGACGATGGAATGTATGTGAACAAAAATGGTCAGCATACAGTATCTGCGTGGTCAAAAATTAAATACTTTAGACAAGTCTTTGGATCAGACTATGGTGTGCAGTTCAAACTCATGGAACATTCTGATCGTGCTTTGATTATGAAATGTATTATCAGTACCAAAGATCCAGAGTTTATTGTCAGTGAAGGTTTTTCAAAACAATATAGAGACAAACCTGGTTACTTTGATTTAGCAACCAGCTTTAGTTTTTGCAGAGCTTTGACGTACTTAGGGATATTGGATGACGACCTAACCAGCAAAGAAGAATATGATGAGTTAGGTTTAGATATTCGTAAGGAGTCCAAAGACACATCACAGCTTAATGATGATGTGAATGTTGAAGATGTCAAGGATAGTTTTAAAAAAGCAATCCATACTCCTAGATTAAAATATCTAAAGGATGTCGTATATAAAGATACGATTGACTATCTTCTTAAAAATGAACCACGACTTTATAAAGAGGTTACAGATGTTATAGAGACTCGTGAGTTCCAATTAGAACAGGAAAATAATTTTACAAATACACCTGTTCACAACAACTAAGGAGAAACATGGCAGATAAAATATATATAAATCTTATAGCCAACCCAAACAAACAAGCAGGAGATAACCTTCCAGCTTTTGTTGCACCAAAAAACACCAAGTATCCAGATAAGAACTGGACACTAGGAACTAATATTGATGGAACATGGTACAACCAAGCGGCTTTTGAGTCTTCAGACATGGAGACAGGTGAGCCAAATGGGGGGATCACAGTCATACTCACACCGAATGAAGGTGGTAGTAAAGCTGCGAGTAATACCAGACCTAATTACCAACAAAAGTCTTTTGGAAATAACAACTTTCAAAAGAGAGGAAACTTTGGTAAGGGAAATTATAGATATTAATCTAGTAATATAAATATCTATAATGAAACAGGCGAGAGATTTTAGTCATGGCTTACAAGCCGTTCCTTTCAGACTAAACCTTTCAAGTTGTTTTGCTCTTGCCTGTTTCGCTAAAACAATATGAATACAATAGATTTAGAAAAAGAAATTAAGAAGAAACTCCGAGATCAAAAAGATAAGGAGTATGGGGATTATAAAGAGAATATGGGATTGATTGCTTTTCTTTGGTCAGTTATATTAAAAGATAAATTAAAATCAGATGTCAAACCTTACGAAGCAGCGAACATGATGGTGATGCTGAAGATGTTAAGAACAACACGAACTTACAAAGCTGACACTTATTTAGATGCAAGTATTTATTTAGACATGGCAAAAGATTTACATAAAGAGGACTAGACAAATGTATCATAAACATATATATGGAAATTGTAGTTTTGAATTTATTGAAAAGTTTGAAACTGCTGAGAAAGCTGCAGAAGGAAAAGATGGTCAGTTTGTAGAAGTAAAACTTAATGACGTAAAGATTGAGTTTAACAAAGTGAGGAGAGAAGATGACGAAAGTCAAAAAGGAACTCCAGAAGCTGAGAGACAAGGAACAAAAAAAATATGAGATGGGTCTTGTTTATCAAGCGAAAGCTAGAAAGTATCTTGATGAAGCGAAACAACTTACTTTCAAAGTTCAAAGAGTTCAAGAAGAACTTACCGCATAACTGGTAGGTATATATAAAACAACTAAAAGCTGTGCAAACAGAGAAGGGTTCTATGTCTCAAAATATAAATCAAAATTTATTAGACGAATATAATTATAAAATAAATATATCTGCTTATGAAAACCTAAATGAACGAGAACGAAATATTCATCAGTCCGCATTTATGACGGGATATAAACTAGGTCAAGAACACACTATCAAATCAAAAACGATTACAAAATTTATTTATGTCGCTAAAGGTAAGACACCCAACCAACATACCAGAACCAGTGTTTACAAAACTGCAAACAGACAAGCTGATTATATTTACAACAAAGTGCTTCGTCATTATAACCGAACCCATGAAGAGATTATTTCACCTAGACGTTTGCGAGAATACGCTGAAGTAAGATCTGTGATTATTAATTTAATCAGAGAACTGACACCTTTATCTTTACCTGAGATTGGTAGAATACTTGGAGGTAGAGATCACACCACAATTCTACATCATTTAAGAATGAAGTTTGACCATAAAAGATTTTGGGATGTTCACAATATTACTTGGCAACATTATGAAAAGTTATACAAAGATTTAGAGATAGAACTTAAAGCTCTCTAAACAATCTCACCTTTGGTATTTACACACCAAATAATTAATTCTAATATTCTAATTTCGTTTGTAGAAAATTGTATTTTAATTTCATCACCCACTTTATTTGCTGCATCATAACAAGCCTTAGGAGAGTTATAAATTTTGGTATCATTTTCTTGAAAATCCATACAGCTAATACCACGTGGTGCTTCAGGATCAGCAAAACAAATCATTGCAAATAAAAAAAATGATTTCATTTGCTATGTTCTTGCGTAATTAGGTTTTTTACCCCTGCGTGTTTTTCTCTCTGCTGTTTTCTTTCTTCGTACTGCAGCAGCTCTTTGACTTGGAGACATGGCTCTGGCTTTTGATAAAGGTACACACTTAGGATAGTTTCTTCTTTTCTCACCACCACTACGACCACACTTGGGAAAACCACCACCTTTTTTTGGGTTAGCAATATCTACCCAGTTGGCTCTGACCCATGATCGTAAACCTTTAGACATTATTTTTTCTTTTTACGTTTTGGTTTTATTCTACCACTGCACACACCAGAGGCGTACATGTTTGAATATGCACTGGGATAGACTTTAAATTTTCTTTTAGCAGCAGCTTTGCCTTTTGCACAAAGTTTAGCCATGTGTTTTTTGTACTGTAAACTTTGCTATTCTTACAGCTCCTTTGTGTGGTTTGTATTGACCTTTCATAAGTTTATAAGATGAACCTTTTTTCATCCAATGAAAACCTCTAGGTGCTTTGATTGATTTGGTTGTCATCTTTTCTTTTTCAATCTTTTAAAGTCAGCTCCTGTAATCCTATCTCTAGGTTCTGCAACACGAGCTATCTTCATCTGCTTTGCAGTATATTTTTTTTTACCTTTTTTCTTTGGCATGATTTCCTTTCAAGTAATCTAAGTATTGATCTAACTTAGAAATTACTTTTTGCCTTTCTTCTTTTTCTTTTTCATTGAAGATCCTTTTCCCATAGACCCTTTTCCTTTTTTCTTCATTCCGTACATTTCTTTCCTCATCTTTCTTTTTTTGTTGTTGAATGTAAAGAGACCAGCAATCAGGTTCTCTACAAAATCTATGACCACTAGCATATATAATATAATCATTTCCGCAATTAATATTTTCATGTTCTTTATTGCAGTAATCACAATTATATAAACGTATTCTTATTTGTTTTTTTCTTCTTAACACTTACCACTTTTTACAAGACCAATATCTCGCAGTCAATTTATTCGTTGCAGTTGCACAGCGATGTCTTGCTCTAAAGGATTTACGTCTTGCAGGTGATGATTTTTTGATGGTCATGTTGGCATCTCCATAACGAATAAGTTTGACTCGGTTTCCTACCTTTGCCAGAACCGCAAACTTTTTGGTCTTGGTTCTTGCGTTCTTAGGTTTGTTGTAACCTGAAAAATTTTCACCTCGGTATGTGATTGCCATTACTTCATCTCACTATCTTTTTTATTATCAAAAAACTTTTCTCTTCGTTTATCAGCTTCAATTTCTGCTATCCATCTTTTTGTTTCTGGATCTTCAGGATCTTTGGTGACGTATGATTTATGCATATAATCTAAAAACAATATAATAGATGCAACAAAAATAAGTGCATCAATCATTTTAATTTAACAAAGGATTTTTGTTTGATGCTTTAAACTCTTGCATTTCTAATTGTAGAACTTGAATCTCTTTACCCATAATAGCTAACTCTTTATTTTGTTTTTCAATTTTAATATTCTGTGCAGAGATTTCTTTTATTAATGGATTTAAATCCAGTCCAGCAACAGAATTAATTTGTTCTTGCATTTTACCATAAGTAATAAACCCTGCACCAATCGCACCCACCACACCAATAAGTGCTGCAACAGCTGCTAAGTTATCTTGTAATTTTTTAACCATTTTTTAATACCTCTATTTCTCGTTTGAGACTTTCTCTTTGCAATCGCATTTTCTGTACATTACGTTGCATTTGAAATATCGGATCTGATCTTTGATACGATTCCAAACTTGTTGTGTATATTCTTCTGTTGTCTTGAATATTTGGTTGATCTTTGTAAATATTTTTTGTTTCATAAAATGGGATATTATATACATCTAATAAAGAATTATCAACCATTGCTCTCATCTTAAATAGGTTTTTAATTTTTAAATTTTTACCTATATCTTTGACTCGTTCATCAATTTTATCCATAGTTTTTTGTAAAACAACAGATACTGAGGGTTTGTTTTCACTTGAAACATTACTGTTACTACTTGATTTATTTGACACCTGTTTTGTTTTTTCTGTTTTTTCTTCTTTTGCTATTTCTTTAACCATCTTTTCTTCTTTAGATGTTTCTTGTTTTAAAGTTTTAGTTTGTGCAGGTGAAGAACTTTGACTTGTTATTTGTTTGTTCTGAGTTACAAATTGTTTTGGTTCTTCTTCTTTTTTAACTGGCATAGTTTTAACAGGTTCTTTAAACTTTTCCATTTTTGGTTCAGTAAGTTTTGGTTCTTCTTGAATAGAAGCAACTTTCTCTAACTTAACTTCTTCTTTTAAATTTATAACTTCTTCTAATTTTTTAAACTCTTCTCTTATTTCATTGTTAAAACTAACAAGTTCAGTCTGTACTGCTGGTGGAATGGGTGAGTAATCAATATCTAAAAGGGTTGCTGTAAGTTCAGCACCTAATAAGTTTGGTCCAACTGCACCTGTTGCATTAACATTGTTTCCATCGACACCTGTCCAAGTCCAATCCCAATTTCTTGCACCTGTTCCATTATGAATAACAGTATCATTATAAGTAAATGTATTGCCATAATATCCAGCATCATTGTTTCTGTTTTGTGTTACAGTTGATAAGACTTGATTGTTTTCATCTTTAATATTTACAGTCGTAGAATAACTATCTCTGCCATTAGTTGCTTGTCCACATTGATGAGCCGATCCTATCCATTCACAACTTTGTACTTCTGTTGTTGAGTCTAATCTAACACCACCATCTAAACTATTTGTTGTTGTTGTAAACTGACC